TGCATACTCACCTTCAGATAGTTGAGCGGGTATATCATCTCTGACCTCACTAGCCATAGAACCCGGAGGTATCTCGTTACCTGATATTGGATCTACATCCATACCGTCATCCTTTAAACCCCCTTCTTGCATGAAGGCCATCTCCATTTGATCTTTCATAACTGTACCACCTTTATTAAATTCTTCACCCCTTTTCCACTTTTTGTATAAATCTGGAAAAGTTTCTTTAGCTCTTTCTTCATCTCTTTTTACCATTTGTTTAAAAGCACGTTCTACTCCAGTGCCTACTGCAAAGGAAACATCTTCAAATGGATTGTCTATATCTTTTAATGCATCTTTTATGTAGTTGACAAAATCATCAAACTTTGGTTTTACAAATTCTTCATAACGATTTCTAGGTTTTCTTTTACTCACGGACAAGTCCTCCACCACTAAACTTTGGTTTTGATAGGTCGTATATTTTTCTCATTTCTGATATGTCAATTACAGTGCCATGTTTTGCAAGACCATCAGTTTTACTTCTTCTACCATAAGGTAACTCTACTCCAACATACGTTTTCATTTCTGGGTATGCCTCTTTAAATCTATTTAAAGCTTTATTAAAATCTGTTACATAATTTCTATAAAGAGCATTACCTTCTATACGAATAGCTTTACCATCATTATCATACATAATTTGACGATTAGCATCTTTCTTAAGTGATTGATTTTTTATTGCAGCATCTAATTCAATACCACCAAATCTTTGTGCAGCAACCATTTCAAAGTTAGGAATAACAATCTTATCTATATCCAAGGAGTCAGCGTGATAAATTAAAGTTTGTAAATTTAATTCAACAGCTTCAATGTTATTTTTAATAGGTGGGTCTTGATAGTTTTGTGGTTCTCGTCTTGCCTGTAGATTTATAGTTCTTTGCTTACCTATGTCTTTATCTAATAGATATTCATATGCGTTTGAAAAAGCAGTAGGTCTTTTTACGTATCCTAAAATAATTTTTAAATTTTGTTTAGCGTCCTGTTCAATAAGTGTAGTAGTGTCATCTGAATAACTAGTTTTTCCGAAGTACTCTTTATTTTTACTTGGTGCTTGTTTTTCTATAAGTTCACTATACTTATCCATTAATTTAGCATATTCTGCTTGAGGTTCAGGCCTAAATGCTAGAACACGCTGGTTGTCTAACTTATCGTAAAAATTAATTATATCTTCTGTAATATCATCTGTTAAACTTGAAATTATAGATGAACCTGCTTCAGGAATTCCAAGTACTGTATCTTTAATTTCTTTATCAGAAAGTCCTTGTTCTTTTAATGTTAAAAAATTATCATCGTATTCAATAAGATCCATATCTACTACATCTTTAACTATAGATCCTTCTATAATTTTTTTAACATCTTCTTTTTTATAATCAATTTTTTTAAATTTTTCATAGCCACCAGATAGCAAATCTGTTTGACTTTCTTCCTGCATAATAAATTTTCCGTCATCTGTTAAACGGTCAAATTCACCCACATTTTGATTTCCAATCCTTAATCCGCTTCCCGGAGTATACACACTAAATCTTATATGAGATAATGCTTTAGGATCGTAATGACGTTTCTTAGGACGAAAAGATTTTGTTCCATCTGATTTTGTAGCTATTGTAGGAACTTCATATGTGTAGTCTTTAATACCACCTTCAAAACCTATATCGCCTTGTAATTGCAAACCAGAATATTTTGGTTCTTCTAATGCAGATCCTTTAACTTCATAGCTGTCAGCTCTAAACTCATCTATTAAACTTTTATTACCAATAACTAGATCATTTGGATTTTTATTATCACCATAACGAAAATCTTTTGCCACCATAAGTTTTTGATTTTTAAAAACTGGACTGTCCATAAACTTAGGAATATTTTTAACATTCATTCTAGGATCTTTACTAAGTCTTTTAAAAACTTCTGAGCCTAATACAAATTCTTTATTTGATTCAATTTTTTCTTTTATTAAATCTTGTATTATTTCTACACCAAGATTTTCAAATTGTCCTGTTGCTGTATCACGAAAGGTATAGGCACTTGTAAGATTTTTATCGTAAGAATCTACTATCTCTTGAAATGATGCTTCTGGAAAATCAGAATCTACAGTTCTAGTTATTTTAGTATCTGGATTTATTGATATTGTATTGTCCCACTCATCTGTTAAAACTGCACCAAGTCCTTCCCTAAAAGAATTTTCTAGTGCATCATCTCCAAACACAGTATCAAAATCATAAACATCATACTCACCTGTAGCAACTCCCCCAGTAAAATCTACACTAACAGGTTCTGCATCTATCATTCTTTGAGCACCATCTGGACCAACATCTACTTCTTTTATTTTAAATTCTGTAGTTGTAAAAATTTTATTGGGGTCTGGTACATACCCAACTGCATCTTCTCTAAAAAATTTATCTAGTATTTCTCTTTGAGTGTTGAACTCCATATCAAAGGCAGCACGAAGTTCTTCTGGAGTTTCGGATAAAGCTATCATTTCTTCGTGTGTATAATCCATGTCTTCATCAAACAAAACATCATAAGATTCTTTATATTTTTTTACTAATTCTTTAGCTGCAGCTAACTTTAAAACTAAACCGGGGTTATACTTTAAAAAAGAATTAAATTGATTAGTAACTTGATCAGTTACCATATCAGTAGTTTTTTTTATAAAGTCTTCTTCTTCAGCTTTATACTGAAGTCTATACTGCTTAACTAAAAGTGCAGGGTCGTCTATCTCTAAAACTTTATTTTTAAGGTCTGTATTTGCTGGTATACTTCCTGCCCATTGAAGAGCTTTAGCCTCTTCAGAATAAGTATTATCTCTTAATTTACCACTAGGTAGTCTGACTCCATGTCTTGTTTTAAATGTGTAAAAAACATCACCAATAATTCTATTAGCTACTGAATTTTTTAATGCATTATTACTATCAATTTTTGACAACCTATAATCCAGTAAACCTACTGGTCTTTCTCCTAATTCAGTGTCAAATTTTAAAGGTTCAATAGGTTGATTAATAACATTTTCAGAAGTATTACGAAGAAATTGTTCATTTGCCAAAGTGTCTGAATCTGACATAATTGAATCTACAAGTTCTTTTGGTAATAAACTAGTGTCAACTTTAACTGGTTCCAAATATTCTTCTACTGGAGTTTTCTTTTTTCCAAACATTCCAGATACACTAGCCATTCTTAATGAATCTTTTGGAACATTAAAAGTTGATGCACCAACACTTGTCAGAGTAGCCAGATCTAGGATATCCATATTAGTAATTTCAGCTGCAGATTTTTTACCTGTTAACACATCTCCCGGTATACTTGCAGTATCTATAACCCCTTCTAGTACTGCCTTACCAAAACCAACTGCTTGTTCTTTGGTAGGCATCTTAGGATCTTTTAAGTATTCTTTTGCAGCTGGTATAAAATCTTCTTGTATTTTAGCTCTAAGATTTCTTTGATCTGGATTTAGTTTTATTGTATATGTATAACCAAGTGCAGATTCAAAATGAGCATTACCATCTTCATCTATAAATTTTATTTGGTCTCTAGTGCTAGCACCAAGTGGTCTATCAAAAAATGGTACAGTTGTTAAAGGATGTACATACTCTTCAACTACAGGTCTGTCTTTACGTCTTCTTCGACCTTCAGCATCAAAGAGTTTATTCATTTGTGTCGCTAGTCCACCTTCACTAAAACCTACTAACTCGTCATCTATTTCAAGAGCATACCTAACAAAATTTACACCTCTTCCAGCAAGATCTCCAATTTCTTTTTTTGTTAGATCGGCTTTTCTAGTTGTCATTCTTTTGATAAGTTTATTAATTTTACTGTCTGAATAACCTCTAGCATAATCATCATAGGTTTCTACATCTTTTCTTTTGGATACTTCTGAAGACACTAATGGTTGATCTTTTGCAAAGGTAGGTTTTGCCCTAGCACCTACTGTTGCAGCTTCAACTTCAGAAGCTGTTTGCAAGTATGTTTTATAACTTTCGTAATCAAGTTCCTTCATTAATTCTGCCATTTTTTTGGCAGTCTCAGGATTATTATAAACTTGAGTTACTTCTTGTCCAAAAGAACCATAAGAAACTTTAGAGGTAGAATCTAATCCCCTAGTATCTTCCTTAAAAAGTTTTACCATCTTATCCCTAAGTTCAGCAAGCTTGGGATTTTTAGCTATAGCAGCTTTTGTAAAATCTTCACCAAATGGATCTCTTCCAGAAACAGCCTTGGTGTATGTTTCACTACCACCACCTAGCTGTCTTAAAGCAGTGTAATGAAAATCTCTAGCTTGAGCTGCATGTTGAAGTTCGTGAAAGAAAACTCTTCTAAATTCAGGGTTATTAACATTACCTTCTTCAATTATTTTACTTATACCCGGATGGTCTGGGCCAATTACAATCGAACCATAAGTTCCGTCAGTACTATCAAAATGAGCACCCCTACCTAGTTTAGGGTCTATATAAAACGCAGTATTTTTTAAGTCAGGGTACTGTTCAAAAAGTTTTGTATGCGTTGGTATTAGGTTTCCAACTCGAATAGGTCTTTGTTTACTAGCTTCTCTTAAAGTTATATAACCATCATTTTTTTTAATTATAATACCTTTATCAGGTATTTCAAACTTAAAAGGAGCTTGTGGGTTTTTTATTAATTCATTAGGAATATAATCTTCTGAACTACCTACTTGAACTCTACCTGTTATTTCTTCAATTTTTTTAGGGCTATATCCTTCAGCTTTTAATTGTTGAGCTTTATGCAGTGACCTATTACTGTAATCTTTAGCACCCGGCCCTGCTAATATTTTTTGTTCTACAACTTTTTTAGGGTCAGGTTTTTCAAACGCCTCTAAAGTTTGATCAATCTTTTTACTTCCAGTAATTCTTTTAGCACCAGCTCTAATTGCGTCAATAGCTGCTTTATCTAACCCCGGAATTAAACCTATTATTTCAGCACCACCCATTAGTCCTATTAAGTAGTAATCTGGATTTTCTTTCTTAAGTTCATTCCTAATATCATTTAAACCAAAAACTGTTCCTGCAGGAGTAAATTCTAAACCTATTTCAGAACCTTTAACACTAAGAGGTTTTTTACTTCTACTACCAAATATATTTTTAAACTGCTCTGCTGCAGGTGCAACCTCGGCTCTTTCCTCAGTTGACATATCAACTAATCTTTTACGATAATTAGCCATCGTTATTTACTCTGTCCCTAAGCATAGCTAAAGATTTTAATGCACGAATCTCTCCTTGAAGTCTATATATCTCTTCAAGTTCTGTTCGTTGTTCTAACTGTCGGTAAGCAAATGCAATACGGATATTAAACTCATCGAGCATTGCATCCCATTGAGGTTTATTATTAACTACTAATTTTAAGCTCATGCAGCACCCTGTTGCCCAGTATTAGCTGAGAAGCCCTGTTCTCCCGGCTGAGGCACTGTACCTATACCTATGTTACCTCCCCCACCTCCAGCGGTATCCTGTGCTTGTGGAGCTGCTCCTTGGCCCTGTGGTGCTGCTGGTTGTCCATCAGGTCCAACTTGCGGTTGTTGTTGGGGTGGTGGGTTTGCTTCTTGAAACTTTTTAAGTATCTCTGCCTGCACTGCAGCATCAGACATGGAGTTTACTAACTTGTCTGGATCAAGATCCATAGCTTTGGCAATCTCACGAATGATATAATCCATCTTAGCAAACGGTGCTAGCACTGGATTTTGTACGACCTGTAAGAATTGCATCAGTCTCTGACTACGTACTTCATTAGCCATTAAGCTTTCAGTACCACGAGCTTTTACATCTAAGTCACCTTTAATCTCTGGATCAAAGTCAAACTGCATGTTAAAATGATAGAATGATTTTGCTATTGGTGCTAGTAAATAATCATCCACATTTTTGATAACATTACGTATGCTGCCGTTAGCAGCAGACATAAGCATACTGATTCCAGAAGCAGTACGCCCCACTCCTTGAACTCCTGTTTGACCATGTGCAAAAGATGGGAAACCTGTCGATTCATCTGCTAGTACCCTCGCTTTATCAAACATCTGCATGTTTTCACTTGATACATTGGGAAACTTAGTTCCAAAGATAGCCTGACCCGGAGCACCGCCCTGTCTGCGGAAGACCTTGCCCGGATATACCGACAAGTCTTGACCCGGAGTTAGGTTTGTCTCATCAACCTCGATGAGCATGTTACCCGACAGTGCAGCGTTATCAACTGCCATACGCATAAAACCATTCATCAGTGTTTGTGTATCGTCCATGTTTTCTGCTAGACCAACGCCAAACATATTGTATGGATTTACCTCATATGGAACTGCATAGTAAGGTATAATAGATGGGGTGAACGGATTCATGACAAGTCTGAGAACTTGACCATTACATGTCCAAATGTTTACGGATACTTGATCCATATCTTTTAAATCATCTGGAATGTCTACATCATGTCCCTCTAAGACATCAGTATCAACGTTCCCCCAAAACTCAAGAACTTCAAACCTTTCGGTTCTAGTTTCCTGAGCATCATCTTCCATGACTTGCTCCCACCACTCCTTGGTATAAGACTCACCCATAGATATTGCAGTGTCGATGGCATTCTCACGGAAGAAAGGACGATTCTTAAGAGAGCGTATTTGTGATCTAGACATCTTGTGTCTTTCAACTACGTACTCGGCCTCGTCCATATTAGCTGCATCTGGATCTGGATAAAAGTTCCAGATAGATACAGAAGAAGTTTGTGGTACTGTTTTAAACGTAGGTGCGTATTCACCTTCATCATTCCAATTAGAGTATTCTTTGTCTACAGCAAACGGACCTTTCATAACTCCTGTGCCAAACAATGCGGTTTCAAATGCTGCAACACGTAATTGTTTCTTTGCACCAGACTCTTCTAGCTGATCGTGGATTTTCTTTTCCATCTTTTTAGCTGAGACCATTGCTGGATGTATAGTAATTTCTGTAGGTGTTTTACCTTCACCCTCTTCTAACTTATCTACTACTGGTGTTAGCTTTTGTTCCATGCTAGCTAAACGCTCAGTTAGATCTACGATAGTTTCACCGGGTCTAAGTTTTGTATCTTCTGGAGCAAACTGTTGTTTGGCTTGATCCATCTGATCGTTAGACTCAAAGTGTACAGACTCAGCTGCACCTTCTGGTAAAGTTGTTGGATCTATAGATATAGGAAACTTATTGTTTCCAAAAAGAACTTCTACAATTTGACCGTAAGCTGCAAGAACTTTTGTTTTTGTAACTTTAACAAACACCTGAGATTTTTCTGTAGAAGTAAATTGAACATCAGGGCCATACAAACCACGATAGTTTCTATATGCTTTTACCCAACGTTGTTCTTCTGTTTCACGAGCTGTAGAAGCTTTCATATAACGATCTTTGACTAAACCTACGATACTTCCTGCTAAAGGATCTGAGTATGTTTCTTTGTCCATATCTTCAACAGCTTGACTTTCTACAGAGTCCATTGCCATTTCATTTTCAAAAGTTTCTTCTTCTGCCATATTCTTTCCTTAATATCCAAAAGTTGCATCGCTTACTTGAAACCCTGTATTTGAAACAGGTGTGTAATCAAACAAACTACTTTTTGGTCTTGTCATAACACCATACCTTAAAGCATCGTAAAGGTGGTCTTCTGCTTTTGTGTCTACATCCTCTGGATTATTTTTATCTAAAGGTATAGCTGGTAGTTGAGATATTAAATTTTTACAGTTATCAAAGATTACCATTCTAGGTTCTTCTGTAAACTCATCTACCTGTAATCTTCTGTGTATTTCATTTTTACCTGAAACACGAGATCCTTTTGATCTATCTGCTGGTCTCCACCTACAACCACGAACAATCATCTGTTCTGCTAGACTTGGGCCAGTGTCTCCACGTTTGTGCCACAGAGAAGAGTCAAGAACACCGTAACGTATTTTTTCTTCTGACTCTGTTTCTAAAATCATGTCAGCTAGATCTGTTGCAAGAACTTTACTAACATACATTTCACGATATACTATTAGCTGTTCGTCAGGTGCAACTGCTATCCATACAACTCCAGTATAAGAACCGTAACCATAGTCACACGCTCTAAACTTAGGCCAGTTATTTGGAATATCAAAAGGTTCTACAACATGAATCTTCCGATTAAACTCTGGAAAAGCTGCTCCTTCGTTTATATCCCAGTCACCTTCTAGCAATTGTCTGCGTTGGTGTTCTGGTAACGACAGAAGATTAGCTTCGTACATTCCATCATCTGCTAGATAAGGGTTGTCAAATAAGTTAGCAGGTATAAACCTACGTTTAAACAACGGCTCATCTTCTTTGGTATGGCCTTTAGGCCAGCAAATAATCTCGCCAGTATCTGTATCTGTAGCCCAGAAAGGTTTATTAGGTGTTTCTGGATCTATAAAAGTCTTTTTAACCCACTGATGGCCGGGACCACCGGGGTTACTAGTAGCTCTCATATATAAAGGTAGCCCACTAGCTTTGGTTGTACGAAGACGTGACCTCATATAATTCCAAGGATAGGGTGTAGGCCATTGCGTTAATTCGTCAAAACCAATCCAGTTAAATGCTTGCCCTTGGTATCTCATAACGTCATCGTCACGGTCAAGGTAAGACATCCAGAGTGTAGCTCCACTAGGGGCTACCCAAGTCTTATCTCGTTCCATGAACTTGATACCCGGAATTGCTTTAGGATATAACTGTTTAGAAACAGAGATAAGTTCCCTTAGCTCTTCGGTGCTTCTACGTACCAGAAGCATACGAGCATTTGGATTATTTAAGTATCTTACAGGGTCAGCAACCATTGCATATGATTTACCACCACCTGCAGATCCTCCATATAAGACTTCTTGTTCTGTTGAAGCTAGGAAGTCTGTCTGTGGACCGGGGTTAGGTTCAAAGATTACTTCTCTTTGTACCTGCTCTACTTCAATATCCGGTGTGCTGATCGGAGTTGCTGGTTTCAACTCTACGTCTTGCACCAATTCTTTCTTTTTCGAGCTTCTCCGCCTTTTCTGCTGCCTCTTTGTACCTTTGGGCATAGAAATCTTGGACTGAAGCTGCGTTCTTACGTCTTTGCTCAAGTTTTACCCTTTTAAATAAACCTACATGGGAGATCATTCTACCAGAGGTAGTACTTAACCAAGCAGCTACTTCCCTATAACTATATCTTTTTAAATGTTTCTTAGCTTCTTCAAAAAGTTCTAGTTCTTCTGGTATTGGTAGTAGAATATCTGTATCTTCTGGATCTTGTTTGTAGCCAAAGGGTATAGTTCTACCTATTCTTACTACTGGAACCCATTCATATTCGTTATCTACCTTTTCAGGTTTAGGTAACTTCCAAGTTTTAGTCTTCATCTGCTTTCGGTGGCAGAATAAACAAGGGACTTTCCGATTTTACTTCGACTTTTTCTGTTTTTACAAAGCCAGCTCTGTCTAAAAAGTCCTTAGCTGCTGCCATTTTCTCTTTATTGCCCAAGTCGGTGGGGTTTTCTAGTACATGCATCATAGACCACACTGCTTTTGGGCCACTTGTTGCAATAAAATCTCTAGTTTTTTCTGCAATTTCTTCTTTTAATGGAGCCATTACAGAAGTTGTAGACACGCCATCGGCATATCCTGCAAGCTTTTTAGCTTGTACAGGATTGCCTCTAGCTTCATTAAACAATGCGTTTAAAAATGCCTGTTGTTTTTCAGTGAGTTCTCTCGCCATAGATTTTTTCTCTTATCTCAGACTTACCAATTCCTAAGTCTTTGAGTTCACGATCAGATAAATTCATTAGTGTCTGAAAATCTGCTCGTCTTTGCTGTGATTTTTGAATTGCTCTTAAGATTCGGTTACAATATTCTTTAAACATTTTCTACTCCTTTTAAATGTTAGCCCTAACTAGGCAGGAGTAGTTATATTCAATTAGTTATAGCATACTACAGACAATATTGCAACCCCGTTATGCATTAAGTGGGTTGAAAATATTCTTCACCAGATAATATTACATGAAAATCTGAGCCACCTTCTTCAAAACCTATTATCTTGTCACCTGCAGATAATGCAATAAATGCACCACCTTCTATAACTTTATCGTTTGTACTGGCTGCTAGACTTATTTCATCTGCAACACTGTGATAAGTAGTTGAAGCTAACTCATACCATTGTATGCTGTACTTCTTAGAGCTTGTTGCTCCATTAGATACGAGTAAAAATTTAACCAACGCAATAAAGTTATTAGGGCAAGTGTATATTACGTCACCACTTGCCCCACCTGATGTAGCAGATAAGTTTTTTGCTTTAGTAAAGTATTTAGCTTCAGTCATTTAACTACTTATTCATACGTTTAATAATGCCTTGAATTTCTCTAATACGAGCTTCAGCACGTCTATCATTAGTACCTCTTTGTCTAGCATTAGCTATTTTTGTACGTAACTTTCTTATTTCTGCTTTTAATTCTGCTATACGAGCTTCTCTATTTCTAGGCTTAACTTTAGCTTTAGATTTTTTAGTTTCATCTGAACCTAGTGCAACTAAAACCATTTTAGTAAGTTTAGCAGTAGACATGGGTTTTTTATTTGCATTATCTACCTCTATCTTTTCATCAAGAGTTCCACGATTTTTTGTTGGTCCTTGAGGAGGTCCGGGTTTTTTCTTACTAGGTCTAATCTTTGGTCTTGGTATTGGTTTAGGTTTAGCTTTCTTTAAATCTCCTGCATAAACAGCTGCCATTACTTTACCATCTTTATTAGTATAGTAAAGTGCGCCAGCTTTTTTAGCTGCTGAAATACTCTTATAGTTTTTAGCCTTAGCTTTTTCTTTAGTAAGCGTAGAACCTTTTGCTTTTATTTTACTATTTAAATATTCTTTAAGTGACATAGCCATTTTATTATTCCTTACTTATAAGTATTTTTGGCAGTTTTAACACCAGTGTTTATTGTACCAGTACTTTTAACCATTCCACCTTGGTTATACATAGCTACCTTACCACCTTTAGCGTATGCTTTCTTTTTCATTCCAGCACCACCTTTGGCGTAACCTTTTTTCATCATACCACCTTTGTTCATAAAGCCCATTTTATTACGAACACCTTTAGGTAGAGAAGCTGCACCTTTATTTGGAGCTGGTTTTAAACCACCTGCAGCATAACCTTTTTTCTTCATTCCGCCTTTGGCGTAACCCTTCTTCTTCATCTTCATTGATATTCCTTATCCTCACTATATAAATTGTTAAACACTCGTTGCGTATCCCAAACATAGTCTACGTTTTCTTTCGAGTTGTATACATGTTGATTTGGTTTAAAGTCAGGCGCACCTTCTCCTGTTTCAAACCAAGCTGGGTGAGTTACTCTCACTCTGTTATTGGGTAACGCAACAATGTTACCAGTATACTCTCCAGCGTCTAACAACTCTAGTACATGAGATTGTTTGTGTTGCGCTGGGTCATCTGCAACTTCACTGTCTGTGTAGTCTACAGTAAAATAGTATTTAGCTGGATAGAACTCTCCGTCTACCTTGGCTATCCAAGGAGCTGGAGTTGCTCTTTCTAATTTGTACACACTGTGGTGGTGCGACATACAATCCCAAGGTTGAGCTAGATAAGGTGGTAACTCTTCTGGCCAATCTTCTAGGGGGGTGTCTGCCACAAGAGCTACAAGAGGTAATCTAGCCCACATCGCACCACCATGTATATTGGGGCTATCACTATCATCAGACTCGCAGCCTGTAAAAATAACTTGAAAGCTGAGAGTCCTGTTTGGCATAGTAGTGACACCAATGACCATGCAATGTAAGAACTCTCCATGATACTCCTCTAAGTTCTTTGTATATTCTCTTCTGACCCACGCTTTAAAGTGAGGAATGCTACTTGTTAGATAAGGCATTTATCTGTGGGACTTCGTTTTCTTTGCAATTTTCTTAGGTTGAGCCACATACTGCTTACCTGCCTTAGTGCCTTTTCGCTTTGCTCTGGAAGTGGCTGCGTACTCACTAGCACTAAGAGACTTAATAGCCGAAGTAGGTAGGTAACGTTCACCAGTAGCTTTAGAACCTTGCGTAGATGGCTTACCACTTTTGGTGCGCCACTTTTGTTTTGTCCATTTTTTTAGAGACTTTTGAGGAGCCTTCATTATCTGTAGCCTCCCCCTTTTGCTTTGTATTGCTTTGCAACCATCTGGGCTTTTCTCGCAGACCATTGTCCGGGCTTGCCACCTTTGCTACCGGCTTTAACCTTAGCAACGAGGTTTTTACGCATGGTCGGTTTGGTGTAGTTACCAGCAGCATTTACTGTACTTTTCTTTTTAACCATTAGGTACTCCTAATTAAAATGAAAACTTTGCACCCATTGTAATATTACCAAATTCAAAGTCAGCATCTGATGATACTTCTGTGTATGTTGTAAAACCTTTCCAAGCATATTCTGCTTTCCAGTCTACACCAGTAAAGATGTCACCATTGTTGATGTCTAATACATCTACAGTTGTTTCAGCAGAAAGAGTAGCTCCGTATGCACCCATGCTTAGTTTAGGTGTAACATCCAGTTCCCATGTTTCTGTCCCTGTTGTATAACTCATATCTGTTTCAGCACCAACAGATAATCCATAACCTAGATCCATTGCATGTGCTGATGTAGCTGCAACTGCTAATGCAGATGCCAGTAATAATTTCTTCATTTTATACTCCTATAAATTTGTTCCAATTTTAAAACAGGCAGGTCTAGCAAACATTCCTTGGGACTGCATCATAAGCGTAACCTTATCTGTTTCTTCTTTACACAGTTCTTCTGTTATAAATAATTCTTCTTGTTTTGCAAATACTATACACGACTGAGCGTATGGTGTACTACAAGCTAATACGATAGCTAGCCACATTACCAAGCTCTACAAGACCAGTATCGTGCAGTAAACTTGTCAGTTGCTGTATCACAGTTATGTCTTGCCCTAAAACTTTTACGTCTAGCTGGATTATCTTTTTTGATTGACATGTTGGGATCACCAAAACGAACAATCTTTACTTCCTTACCTTTTTTAGCAAGGACAGCAGACTTTTTAGATCCACCGGGGGTTTTCTTTGGTTTGTTATAACCTGGAAATATTTCACCCCGATATTTTAGTTTGCCACTAGGTAGACGTTCTACGTCTTTGGTTGTTGCCATGTTACTTCTTCTTAACAGTTTTTTTCTTAGGTAAACCACCTTTAGCCATACCAGATTTTTTAGCGCCAGATTTTTTACCTAACTTTTTCTTAACTAAATCTTGAATTTCTTTTTCAACTTTTTTGGTTACTTTAAGATTACTTGTATCAAATAACATCTTTAAAGCTTTTGTAATTTGATCTTCTTTTGCCATTTTATTTTCCTTATACCATTAATTCAAAATGTGGTCCATCAATAAAAGGTCTACGTCCTTGAGACCTACGTAGATCAATATATTCATTCATTGCCTGTTCCATAGATCCATCGTATTCACCGATATTATCTATATGCCAAGCTGCACCCCAACGAACTTTACAGCCTACAAAGTCTGCACCTTCTTTCATTGCGTCAGCTAAGTCATCATATAAGTTTAGCTCCCAAGAGCCACGACCATTAATATAAGCCATTAGATCGACTGCTAGTCCATCTAGGTGCTTACTTTTCATAGTCTGGCTTGCCCCCTTGTCATACAACTCTTTCTGTTGTTCCAAAGTTCTTAGACCTTGGATAACTCCAAAGTCTGTGTTAGTTGCTGTGATAGCATGTTTAACAACTGCCACCATTCTATCATCAACACCTTGCAGTCTATCAAGACTACGTCTGCTTAATTTAAATGCCATGTCTATTTCCCAAAAAACTTAGTAGCTGATCTTACACCAAAGCTGGCCGCTACGATTACTCCAAGTGTATAGCTATACCACTGAGGCATAGTCTCTAAAGCAGCAAAGCCATTAGCTACTGCTGCGTCTGCCCATTCAAAAGGTAGAAAGGCTAGTATTAATGGGATTGAAAACAAAATAGTCAGCCACTCGTCTTTCCAAGAAGCTTGGCTACCTTGTGCCATAATCTTTTCCCAATCTGCCTCACTGGTTGCACGAGACAACATAATCTGCGCCTCAGCTTCAGCTTTGGCAACTTTTGCTTTAGTCTCTGCAGCTTTTGTTTCAACTTTTCCATTTAACCATGTTCCTGCTAAATTTGCTATAGGTCCAATTAAACCTTGTATCATTTTTTATTTCCCATTGCAGTAAATCCAAAATATGCACCAACAAGTGCTGATACAGATACGACATAGATATTAGCAATATCAGCTATTAACATTGCTGCTGTATCCATGCCAAGTAGTGTACAGAGAAAGATACCCATTGGATAGAGTACCATTCCTGATAAAGCAAACCAAGTCATGTTGCGTTGGGCATCACGCTTGGCATCTTCGTCTTCCATCTTTCTTCGTCTATCTTCTAAATAGATCTCACGCTCTTCGGCATCTAGTTTACCGTTCTTGTCTAAGTCGTATTCTTCTACCATTATTCCCAATCTCTTTTTCTTTCAGGATCTAGAACATCATGTTTGTTAAGATGCCCCTCCAAATACATAGCACGTTCTACTCTGTCTAGAGTATACCTAACACCTGTGTTTTGATGAATAGCTTCTCGTACATAGAATACGTCTGAACGTGGTATATGTACTCTTCGTAGTTTTGCTTCGTTGTTATCAGCTAGTGCTTTGTAAAATTCCTCTATGACGGAATCCGAAGCATACATTTTTTTCTTGGACATTGCTAGTTATACTTTAAGTTTTGGGAAAAGCAAGTACTTTTGTAGGGACGACAGAAAAAAGTTGTAAAAACTCTTATCGTTACTAGTATAGGTAAAGTATTACTTTAAGTATTACTTTAAGTTTAACTCTTAGTATCTATTAACTTTAATTATATTAGTAATAAAAGAGTAAAGTTAAGCTTTATGTAATACGTTATGTATACATAATTATATCTCATACTGCCCCCGCTGTCAAGTATTAATTTATACACGTTATGTTACAACATGTTACAGTCTATACACAAATTGTTTCAATTGTAACAAGTTTAAAACAATGTGGTTAACAACCTAATTTTCCTAATTTCTGTCATTCTGGGTATATATGTACGGGGGTATCCCCAGTGTCCCATACCGCTATGCAATGTTATAACATAACACTAGGCTACCAAACGAAAAAAGTATCTATTTATTATGTAAACTATTGTTATTACTAACTATTTTACACAATATACTATTAAGAATATACATTTTGTAGTGTTATAATGTAACACTTTTAGAATTGTGATCACAAATCAGCTTCTTTATGTACAACCCTATCCCCTCTTTTGTGATCACAATTAGTACACCCCATAATTTGTGATC